ATGCGCCAGTGGTCTTACTCGCCAATCCTCCGAATAGTGAACCGAGTGCCTTCAACGCAATACCACCAGCAATCATGGCAGCACCAACTGCCTGCTGTCCAGGAGTCACCAACATCGGGATTCCTGTTGTGATAAAGAAATCACCGAACGCACTCGCTAATCCACCAAGTAATTGATACGTCGAAGCGAGCATATTCTCACCAGCATCATCAATGCCAGTCGCCATGCCACCGACCCAATTAGCAACAGCATCGACCATTCCATCACCGAACGCCTCAAAGCTGTCTTTTGTCAACTCTTGGAATTGCACGTTCTTGGCGAAGACTCTCTCTAAGAAATCGCTCATTGATGTAAACGCTTCTGGACCAACAGCGGTCATCTGCCTGATCATTGTCAGATACGGATGTTCCTTTTCAAATTCTTCCTGAGCAACACCAGCTGCTAATTTTTGAGCTGCTTCATGCTGGGTTTGCTTAAGTCTCTCCTCTAGATCTTCTAGTTCTGACGCTACTTCTTTTTGCCTCTCTAGATCGTTGATGAGAGATCCCAGCATCTGCTCCCGCATCTTACCGAATTCAAGTAATACTTCCTCTGACTTAATTGCGTGCTCTTTGAGCTCCCTCTCCTTATCAGTAAGTCCGGCGAGTGCAACCTGATTCTCCATGTTGTAGAAGAACTTCTGAGCGGCTATCCTGTCGCGCATCAATTTGATCTCAATGTTCAACTGCTGCTTCTGCCAAGCTATCATCTTGTTCCGTTCCCGCTGATCGAACTTCGCCAACTTCAACTCAAATGACTCGGCAGTGTCCTTCTTTGTCATCTTGGGAATCGTACCAGGGACAAGCTCTTTCTTCCTGCCCAGTTCCCTGACTATGGTTTCCATGCGCTCGAGTTCCGTGTTCATCTCTTTCAAATCTTGGTTATCGAAAGCACGATCTCCAATGACCCTGAATGAATCCATCAACTCAGCAGTTCGTTCTGCCTTCTCCACCATAGCTTCTTCGTAATTCTTGGAGACATCAATCGAATCAGCCACAAATTCCACCTGATCACTCAATACACCAAGCCATCCAGTTCGCATGACGTGCCTGATCTCGTGCATCATCTCTGGAAAGATCGAGCGCTTCACCTGTTTAACGTGCAGTCTAGTACTCTCTGCGTTAGCTCTATTCACACCACTTCTGAATGTAGCTACAATCCGATTCCATCCAGATTGAGTGACGCTCACCATCGAATTCATCATACGAGACATGGTATTAGTAGAAGTGGAGCTCATAGAGGAGAGAATAGACTGGACTGATGCAGACATCACCGTCATGCCAGTAGACACACCAGCGATCATCACGTTCACTCCATTTGTGACCGCAGTAGTGACGTTCTCCCATCCAGCAGTCATATTCGCAGCCATGTCGGCCATACCAGCACCACCACCGGACTCAACCAAGGTCTTCCAACTGGAGAAGATGTTGGTAACGGCATTGGAAGCAGCGGTCAATGGCTGGACCATAACAGCATCCAATCTAGCAAACTGATCAGCGATGGCGTCTACCATATCTGGAACGATTGACTGGAGAGAGACTTGATTGGCCATGTCACTCACATTGGTTACTACGGCATCAGTCCCGGTCTTCATCTTCTCGCCCATTTGTGAAGCACCAGTCTCCAACTCACTGTTCACTTGAGTCATCATGTTCTGGGTGATAGCCGCTGCATCATCAGTCGGAATTGGAGCAACCTCTCCCACTCCCTCTGCCTGCAACTTATCAATCGCTGCCAGCTTTCCTCGGATCTGATTAATCTCAGCTTCCAAGTCCGAAGCCGTAATTCCAAGTGCATCTTTCAGTCGTTGCTTCTCACTACGACGATCAATCTTCTGATTTCTCCCGCCAAACTCAGTGTAAATGGCAATCAATTCATTGAGTCTTGCTTGGGTATCAGCTTTTACCTTCCCCAATCCTTCTGTAGAGACCTGGGCCTGAACATCCAATATGCCCGTGAGCATTGTATTATATTCATTTCCAATCCGCTGGAGTTCTTTTTTATTAAAGATGTCTTCGAGGAATGGTCCTTGGATCTCGCCTTCTCTCCTATCCTTTCTCCTACTAGCTCTGGTAGACTTTTCTCTCTGCGCTTCCAACATTGCATTGAAAGTTTGGTACTCTGCAGCAATCACTTCGGCTTGGTTTTTGATCTGACCCTTGATAAAATTAGTCTGCTCGGCCTTGAAAAGTCCTTCTATTGGTGACTTGAACTCAGCTACGTCCTTGCCCAATATCTCCGCATTGTTCCTCATTTCTTCCCGGGCAGCGGGAAGATGAACTCTCATTCCCTCACGCCATGCTTCACTATACGCCTTGGCTACATTGCCACCATTGTTCCTTGCAAGGGTTACTGCATCCTGACCATACTGCTCTTCCAACTTCCTGATCTGACCTCTTGTCTTGCCCTCCAACTCAACCCGATCTTGTGCCATTGCACGGAGGTTGCTCAATAAATTAATTTGAGAGAGTGTTGCTTCCTGAGCGCGTGTGTCCGTAATCTTAAGCTGACCACTAGAATCGATGTCTTGTATGCCAAACTCACGATCCATCCCTTGAACTTTTCGGAGTGATTCGACCTGTTGTTCCATCAACTCAGCATTCTTCTTAGCATTGGTCAGATCCGGTCCCTCTCCAAGTCTCTGAAATAGAGCGTTGATTTGTCCGATTGGGGTCTTCGGGACTTTATCAATGAAGTCAAGTACGGTTTTCGCAACGCCACCCATCTCCTCTCTGGCTGCAGCAGCGTCCTTCTTGATTCCCTTATACTCATCTGCCACAAGCGCCAATCCATTGACAGCCGTAGCTAAATCATCCACTGCCTTTTTCGCAGTATCAAGGAACCCTGTGTCACCAACAGTAACAGTAAACCGCTGCCAAGAACTTTTAAGTTCAGTCATCTTGGCATCAAATGTCTCGGTCTTAATATCTACCGCCAGATCTAGTTTGTCCGCCATCTTGGTAGAATCAATCAACTCCAAGTACTTCTGTTGTACCTTCTCAGTTCCAAGCAACATACTTGCAGCAACTCGAGCACCCTTACGAGTCATCAGATCGACCATCTGCTCATCGGTCTTCTTCATTACACGCTGGACTTCCTCAAGCGCCGGGACCAATCCTTTCGTCTTGATCATCTTTCGGAACTGATCCATGGAGATTCCAGCTTTTTCAATGGCCTTCTTAAACTTACCTGACTGACCTGTGACTTGGACAAATAACCTACCGAGGAATTGCTGGGCCTGAGCCGCCTTTAATCCACCAATGGTCAAGGCAGCAGTCATCGCTGCTGTCTCTCGGAAAGTAATTCCAGTAGTGTTTGCGAGTGCAGCAGTAGCACCAAACTGACTGGTCAGATCCGATACGGTGAGAACACCAAGTCGGACCTGCTCGAACAGGATGTTAGCAGCCTGCTCTGCCTCATTTATATCAAGTCCGTAAGCATTAATGGCCGCCGACAACATCTTAGTAGTAGCTGTGTGCTCACCTAATCCAGCGATTGACAGTTTAGTTGCAGCACGGAGAACATTAGTGGCGTCGGCTACATCAGTAATACCCGCTGAGAAGATGTGGTAGGATGACGCTGCAAGTAAGTTCTGCTCGACAGGGAGTTCCTTAGACAGATCCATGATGTTCTTTTTCATGGCTTCCATTTTAGGTACATTACCCTGCACAATCGTACCTATGTTCGCCATAGCATCTTCAAACTCAGCAGCATTCTCAATAATGGATCGGGGAATCCGTAGTGACTCCATCAAAACTGTACTTGCAACCATATACTTGGCAAAACTGGCGAGGGAGGCTCCAAGTCCAAATGCAGCAACACCTCCTCGACCTCCTCGAGCACCACCAGCAACAACACTAGCACTGGATACTCTGGTCATGGAAGCTGCGGCTCGTTCTGCTTCTACTCGTAATCGCCTGAAATTGTTGGTCACGGCATTGATGTTTCGGCCTGACGCAGTAAACTTGACTAACGCACCGTTAGCCGTCCTGATCGATCCCGTCATGCGGTTGGTGGCCTGCTCCATCTTCCGGGCGTTCTGCCTAAGCGTAGCTGTCCCCTTTGCCAAGGCACCTTGGAATTGAGAAGTATCAATTCTCAAACGAGCACTTAATGTACCAACATCAGCCATTGGAATCCCTCATTTTGTTTGATTGCTTGGCAATTTGGAGGGCAACCTTCTCCATTTCCTCTGGAGATTGTGGAGTATCATCCTTGAATTGGAACAAGAACTCGCTTTCAGAGAACACGCGCTTGTGACTATGTGCGTTTGCTATCACTTGACAGATCCTAGCCATCCTCATGTCATCTCTTTCGACGCCTCTTGGTTCCATCATAAAGAATGCCCGCCATTCAGCTAACTCACGAGCATCCAGCAAGTCGTACAATTTGTTAGGATGCGCGACCCCAAGTGCTAAGCAGAGCTCGAATCGCCATCGTCGCTCGGGGTCGTTTCGGAGTTTTTTACTAAGTTGTCCTGATCCTCCTGGGTCATGCCGTTGAGCTTCTGAATTGCTTCGGTAATAACTCCCATCGCCTGACTTGACTTCTTTCCGAGTTTACGAGCATCGGTTTCTGTAAAGACCGGATCTCCCTTCTCGTCCGAGATCCCTAAAGCACAAAGCCGCGCCCGGAAGTTCTCCAATCGGTTGATCACATTATCATCAGGATCTTCAATCATCGTTGCCTCAAAGTGATCACGCTCAAACGATGTCAGTGTTCTAACAAATACCGAATCGCCCCAGACAGGAACGAACACTTCCTCAATTTTCATATCATCAATACTAAGTATTGAATCTTTCGTGGTTAATGGCATGGGTAGCCTCCCTTCTGGTTAAAGGTCAAAGGTTTAGCTGCCACTGTCACTGTCGGTCGTAACCGGACCAGTGATCTTAATGTTACAGGCAACTGTGATGGCATCGTCTTTCGGGACATCAAGAGGGATCTCAGTGACAATACCCTGAAACGACAGGGAAAGCTTACCAGTACCAGGCAGAATCATCTGATAATCCCGCACAGTACCGGCCAAGAAATCAGCCTCAAGAACCTCGTAGGTATCCCGTCGAAAGATCATGTCAAGCTTCATATCACCAGCATCAATTAGGCCAACGATGTACTCCATGAATCCCTGAGTCGAGTCTAAGCTCGTCACATCAATGGTATTCCTGGTCATTCCTGGCCCGGTGATTTTGGTGATCTCAGCAATGTCTTCGTAGACTGATCCGTTCAGACGACGAAATTTGGTTCCGACACCAGACGTTCCTAGCGACATATTACTGTCCTCCTTAAACGATTGCTGTTCGCATGATGCTAAAGCTCAAGCGCAGCAAATGTCTGTTGTGTTCATCCTTAGGCAGACGACTGATCGCTCCACGCTGACGAATCAGTATGTAACGATGGCCATCTCCCTCACTTGTATTAAATAACTCCAAGTTCCCGACATCATGGAGTATTTCCTTTATTTGTTCTGCCCTATCCCAAGTCTCATCTCCACGCTCAGGATCACCATACACAATAATTGCTATGTTTGGTTGATCAATATCAGTCCCAACCATTGGAGATCGGCCACCTTCATTGTAAACCGTCACAACATCAACTGCTATGTAATCATTAGGTGAAGGAGACTCATCAACAAAGATGTCAGTCCCAACAGTCCCGATTCCCTGATCAGCTAAGTACTCAGCAATTTCACTGGCAGAATCCATTACACTAACGCCTTCCTCGCATGAGATTCTATTGTTCTGATTAGTTCATCTGCACCCTCATCAAGTGCAACCTTAAGAAATTCCGGTCGCCCGACTGTCGAAGCTCTTGGATATCTTGCGTTTCCGGTGTTGGGATTTTCATGTGCTGAGAATGGGTGTCTCCATCTCCTATTCTCTGCCGTCGCATCATTGCTAATTTCCACAACGACTTCATTTGCATTATCAGAGATCTGTTTAGTATCCCATGCCTCAATTAAAAGACCACTTCCCTTCTGAATTGGAGTCATCCCTATAGCCTGGGCTTCAATCCTTTTTGCACCATCCAAAAGACCCTCGGCAGAAGCATCTTTCAGGCGATCCAGTCGCATCTGGATGTTTTGCATCACCCGAATAAAACTGCCTTTGTCCAAATCGAACTTAATCGGAAACACTGTTATCCTCCGCCTTTTACTTTACCTGAAACCACTTTCTTTTGCAACCAGACAACATGATATTCCTGTTTGCCATCCAAACTCGGATGGGTTTCCAAGGCCCGGATCGGGTAGGCATCAACTCCATATCCGGGTTTCTGATCTGAATCAACATCAGCAAGCGTTCCACGCATCAGGTATCCATCAAGCTTCAGTTCTCGATCGGGGAATACCTTAGCAGTGGAGAGCATTTGTTCTCCGTTGGATCCGGAGAATAAGACCATCGCATCTTGCCACCTGCACTTAATCTGGGTGGGTGCTCCAAATATCATACGACCACGCTTGTCAGCACCCGTCGGTTCCCAATAAACTGCGTCATGAACGAGTCTATTCTGTGCCCACTTAGGTATTTTGAGTGCCATCACACCCTCCTAAAGAGCTTGGAAGACAATCGGCTTACTTGGATCGGAGAGCACCTTCTTGGTGTCGAAGACCTCAACTTGCTGCCCATACTGCGTGAACTTCAACCCAAGTCCAAACTTGCCACCATACTTTTGATCAGCGTCACCAAACTTCTCAGCCGTGACCTGTCTTTGCCGCATAGCAATCAAATGAGCCGATAGGTATCGCTCCATTTCCTTCAAAAGATCATCGCTGTAGCCAACACCTACAAGGTACTCATCAATTATAACGGTTGCAGTACCAATAAACGTATCAACATCAATATCGCTATCGACCTCTATGATCTTCTCAACTTCCGCAGCTGTAACTCTTGCCATCTGTGTCACCTTTCTTCCCTGACCATAGCCTCGGTGTAATGAACTTCTCGATCACCTCTTGGTTCCAACCCAACCCTATATGATCCATTGCTTCCATTGATTCCTCATAATCCTTAGCAATAATCTTACTCGGCCAAACCTCAACCACATCCAATCCAGCTAGGTGCATCTCCTCAAATCGCTTTAGGTGAACATTTACCCACTTCATCCAACCTTCTCTACTATTATATGCTCGCATAAATCCTGTCTTTAGGCAAGAACTAACAATATCTTCTGGATCTCGACGAACTAAAATCCAACGAGCATTGGGAAATGCGTCTGACCACTGGGACCAGAATAAGCACATTTTTGCACCCTTGTAGAACCAAGGACCACCTGGATACCCCTGTGTTCTGATCACCTGGACCACCCTATTGCGCCAGGCTGGATCAATTACCCACGTTTGAGGGTCAGGTAAGGGGTCTTGTCCTAATGGATCTAATCCGGCACTACGGAGCGCCACTTTCACAATCCCATTACGGATCTCGGTATTCTCAAACTGACCCTTTTTATTGAAACGGGTTGCCCCCGTCATTTGTCCACCCCAAGCACCACAAAACTTTGTGATCCCTGCTATAATGCTCGTCCCTGATCGAGCACACCCTGTAATCAAGATCGGCCTGTCTACATGCTTGTTATTGTCTTTGCTCATCTCCAATTCTCCTGCACCCACGCAAGATCCATCTCGTGCGGTCTTGGTTTACCATGACAAGAAACAATACGAGCATCATCAGGAACTTGATCTCCATTCGGACGACAGTGCCTCTTATAACTAACTATCTGTCCCGGAAAAAGCTGGTCCCATCGATCACCACCCTCAATTCCCACAACCTCCCTGAACCAATACCGCTCACGACCACCAGTCAAATCAATGACTGATTTAGGATCGTCCCTAAAAGGAATCCAAAATCTCTCTGCGTTCTCTGGGCCGGCGGAAAAACTGGTTACATCACCATCAAGTTTGTATTGCTGCCCCGGTGCAAACTTGGATCGAGAACAGAACGGTCCCTGATATGAAGCTATGTCATCAAGTGACCCAACGATAATAATATCCAAATCCAATCCCAGCACTTGATGACCAAATAAACCGGACTCCTCACTGAACATATATAGTCTAGGAAGTACACCTACCTTACTTGGCATATCAAACGATCTGACATCAATACCAGTAACTAAGTGCATAAACCTATCTGCAAAGCAAATAAACTCAAACGGAATGGAGAGATGCCGCTTAACCATATGATAGAGTCGATTGATATACAACTGATGGTAATTTTTACCCTTCCATCGATCACCTTCCCAATAAAAACAGCAAACAATTAGTGGTTTAGACATTGGCCAACTCCTTCACCCAATCTACATTTTCAAGAAACTTACGCCACAATGGTTTTGGATTACCAAGTATAACTTTTACTCCTGGAGGTGGTGCGGAAAGCTTTCGACAATCACGAATTTTGGTAAACCACTCTGGAGGAAACGTGTTGGCCTCCAAATTATAAAGCAAACCAAGTACGTCTTGATCTCCTCGATATTTGTCTACTATATTACTGCTGAGTAATTCATTGATATCAAAATCTTCTCGTGGAGCATCCCATGTGAAGCACGAACTCTGAAATCGAGTAACAACTACTTTCCCTTCCTTGTTTGTTTTCGTTGTCAAATAAGGCAAGACCTTTGGTGGGGAAATAGGAAGCATGAACGTGATGCCATCGCTGTAGAATGCTATATCATCAATCAATCCACAAATAAGTACATCCAGATCCAAGTATAAGCATCTCCCTTTCAATCCCAAGTTGGATCTAAATACCTCCAACTTGCTCCACCATCCTAGTAGATCGTACTCCAGCGGAATCCAGTTAATTCCCAATCCAGAAGGACACTCAGAAATATCCAGATTAGTCAAGCAAATAAATTGCATGGGTAGGTGATTTAGATTGTGGATAACCATGCGCTCCAGTCGCACCACGTCATCCACAGTATAATCCCTTGCCCGGAATTCACCATGCCATAACACACATATGACATTCAGAGTTTCCAACTATTTAACCGCCTTAAACGTATAACCAAATTGATCAATATCAGCAGCATACCGTTTCTCAACTATCTTAATCAACTTTGGTGATTCCTTGTAAGCTTCAAGATAGGATGGTCCTCGACTTGGGTTATGATGGGCAATCGAAGGAATTTTCAAATCGTGTTCCGACTCCATCCAAGTCTGAAACTTTGTCCAATCTTCTGACAGTTGCTCGAACCGTAAAATCACTTCGGGAACGAATTCACCCTTATGAAATAATTCGTAGGTCTGACTCCTGAAGTGCAGGTCTGCCTCATCA